ATACTTTTATGCTTGCCTCTTGGGTCAGCATAGTAAAAACAGTATGAGGCAGGAAACTCTCGATACTCTCTCCTGCCATCTACACGTTCTACAACGTGTATTCGATCTTTCTCTCTGTCAAACAGTGCATCAACATAACTCATTATTTGTATAATCCATCTTTGCAGTAAGGTATTAATATTTCTCTAGTCCAAGCAAGATTACCATCAGGTGATGGGTGGAAATCATCATCCGATAACAACATGCGTTTTAGTGAAAAACTATATGGATCCTGTATTTCGTCCATAATTGAACTATATGTATCTTTGATTGTGTCTGGTAAAAATTTTACAATATCAAAATTGTTTGTCCTATTTGGAACAGATGGATCTAAAAAATCAACAAAGATTGACTTATAGCCACTGGCATCAAGATATCTTTTCAATTGTATTTTCCATATTGCATTTTCAACTGCTCTCGATTCAAAACTCTTATATTTGTGTATGTCTCTATAACCAAACCAATTTGTATTGCCATCCCCATTACGAGACGAGCCACCAGTTGTTCCATGGCACACATTATCTGTATAATTATACACATAACTAGCGTCGTTGTCAATAGCATCTGATGAGAATATTGCGTCTTCTCTATCATTTCCTGACCACATTACTACTACCATTGTTGTCTCTGGCGATAACTTCTTGGTCTCTAATCCCCATACCATGCTCTGCGAAATAAAATTGTTTCCTGCTCCGGGCATAGCACAAGAGAACACATGGTTGAATCCTGCAAGGTCTCGAAAATAATATGGCCAGGTAGTTGGAACTTCACCTACATCTGTAAAGGCAAAACTACAACCACCAATTACAAGATTATCATAACCAAGATCGATAATCTTATCAAATTGTTTACCAATTGTCCGTGTTTGCATAGATTGTATACGGAACATTCGATCCATATACTATAAGGTCCTTCCAGCAGTTGTAAGTATCTCATCTAATAGTTCTTGGTCTTCTTTTTCAGCAGTGTAACTTGCTTTATGAGCAATACGTATTGCTTTCTTAAGCACTGATGGTTTGATTTGTAGTTCTTCAGCAATTGCTTTTACAGTATCACTAAGTCCTTCGTTAAGTGCTTCTACTTCACTCATCACGCCCATACCTTCGTTGATAATTTGTGTGAGTTTTGCTTTTTGTTCTGGGTCAAATTGGGTTGTCATGTAAATACTCCTTTGTATAACATATTATATAACAGTTAAGTGTAGATGTCAACTTTATTTTTCTAAATTTAGTATTTGAAAGATTGTTTCCAAGCCTTGTTCGTCTTTAAGTAAAATGTTCTCATCAGCAAATAAAATCTGTTGTCCACTACTTAGGCTTTGTGCAAATAGGTCTTTGATTTTATCATTGGTTCCAGAGAATGCATGTATACTCGGTACAACAAGTCCACTAAGGTTATCCCTTTCAACAAAGTCTTGCAGTTTAGGCATCCAAGTGCAACCCCAGTATTCATTGCTCCACTCGACTACGTCTAGTTTTAATTGCCGAGCTTTTCCTAATAAAAATTCACGTATGATAAAGTGTGGTGTTTCACCGATATATGCACTGTTCTGATCTACAAATACTACCCACGGTCCACTTGCTAAATCACTAGGATCCAGTTTACTATAGTGTCCTTGTAAACGGTAAAAACTGCCAGCACGTCTTGGCCCTAAGTCATAACCTTTGAGTGCATAACGTGCATCAAAACTTACCCTTGTGATATCAGTTTCGTTGTTTATGTTTCCATGCACATGTCCTTGATTAAACAACCATGCTTGTCCAACATCGATCTCAACAGGAAAACATTTTTCTATGCTAAGACGTTGTATCTCATCTAATGGCAACTGCTCGTTGTGTATGCGATTCATTATTTCAATGCTGTCGTCCCAACTTACAACCTGCATGGTGTTTGTACCCCATGTTTTAGTAAGTGGTATCCATACTGTGCCCATGTGGTTGTTATAGCCTGTCCAATAGCCTGTGTGAAATGCAAGTAATCTTCCAAGTGCATCTTGGTTAGGTACTACGAAGCGTATACCACTTGTTGATTGTATTAGATAATCTTTGCCATCTACAAGGTCACTTACATAGTCTGCAAAGAAACTATCAAGTCTTGTGCTAAATTCTTTACTGTTTGTAAAAAGTTCAAGATGTTTTCTTAAATCAATAAACTCTGTGGTTTTAAAATACTTGTGAATTTGTGTAAGGTCAGTTAGCTCTGGCTTGAGTTCACGCACTGCTTCAAAAAAGTATTCTGTCCAGTTATGTTTGTTTTTGTCATAGTCGAGTACTTTATTATCCCAACGTTCATCAACTTTCCAGTTATAACTTTCTAGTACATTTTCAATTCTTGCCGGCATGTTTACTCCTTATACTCTACTTCTAAATTCTGTTCACCAATCAAATTAAACTTATCGCCACACATCACACCACAACGTTCTAGTTTGCTTCCGTTTGTCCAACTTTTTTGTATATTTGCAAACCATTCGCCTTCAACTATATTTTTAAGTTTTCCATGAAACACATTTGTATTTGGTAAACCGCCACTCTGTTGCATTAGTTTTTTAATTAATATTTGATCCGCAGTACCGTCGACTTCTGGGCCATATAGTCTGTCATGTAGCCAACCACACGGAAATACAAAGCCATCAGCACCAATGTAAATCTCTCTGATATTTAACGCATTACAACTTATACACGCATTTTTTGCGTATTCACTAATGCTACCAGTTGGAAGTTTGTCATAGTTACTGTTGCGGTACTTTGGATCGCTCGGTGGATATATAATATAGTCTACTAAATTTTTTTTGTTATAAACTGTTACTTTACTTTCGTACTCGTGTTTGCGATTTAGAAACCTACCAGTACGTTTTGCACTGAACTTTGCAAAGCCCATTTCCTTGCTTAATATTTCTGCTGCATCTACTTGATCTTGGTTGTGATCAAAAACGATATAATCCCAGTATGCAATACCACCGCCTGCAATAAAAGTACTAGCATTATCCATTACTTTATCCCATAGTACATTTCTACGATATATGTGATTTGTATCTTCTAATCCGTCAATACCAAATGCAATAAAATCTACATAAGGTGCTACTTCTACATATGTTTTATTCTTACCTATGCCGCCATTGGTATGAATACCAATCTTAACCTCTGGCAAAATAGATTTTATATGTTGCACTATCTGCGTTATGTAGTAGTTGCTAAACGGATCACCGTACGTGCCGCAAAAATACACTTGCTCTAAACTTGTAAACTGTTCAAGAGGGACTACGGTCTTAAACTCAGTAAGTGTCCAGTTCTTCAATGGAAGGGTAGTTAGTGTTTTGCCGCCAAAAAAGTTACGTGGACATTGTGGACATGCCGCATTACATAAGTTTGTAATTTCAAGTTGCAAACTTTTTACATCAGAAAGTTTTATCATCTAAGTAATGCAATCTGTGTGTAACGTTGTTGAATACAATCTTTAACTGTATCTACAACACGTTCAACAGTCATGCCACCTGAAAAATTATTCATCTTACTGTTGAATTTTCCTACTTCAAATGTTGTGACTGTGTTGCGTACATTATCTGCTATCTTGCGATTGTAAAGTTTTCCAAACTCGCTTAGTGCAGTTTTACTTAGATTGTAATAGAAGTCTCCATCTGCGATACCTGGATAACTACTCCAATAGGTTCTAGCACTAGAAAAATTTATAAGTTGTGCTCCTTGCAATTTATTGTAAAATAAATCTGTAATATACACAATGCTTGTAAAATTTACAGTCAAATGTTCCCAAGCATCATCTATCTTTGGATTAATGGCGAATGTATTGATTACAACCTCTGGTGTAAAGTCTCTTACCAGTCTATGGCATTCATATCGACTGCTGAAGTCGTATTCAGGTTTACCAACAACTGTACAGTCTGGTAGTGCCTCTTTAAGTGCATGTGCAATTGTACTTTTGCCTAGTATTAGTATCATGATAGTACCGTTATAATTTTATTTGCAGTTTGTTCGTTTGCTTGTTTACAAAGATTACTAAAGTCTTCACTGATTATATGTTCACGATTGTGTTCGCTGGATTCTTTTGTATAATGTAGTAGCTCTTCGATTGAATAGATGTTTATTGTTTTACAAAGCTCAACAATTTTTTCAAGTCGACTAAGGTTACCAGGATCACGATCAAAGGACAAGTCTAAAGGACCGTAATCAAACATAAACCCAAGTTGTTGCAATTGATTGTATACATCAAATTGACTTACAGGGATAAAAGCAGTTTCTCCTAATAAACATTTGAGTGTCTTTTCACTAAGATGTGGACCTGCTCTAGTGTATTTGCCATAATCATCTATCATGTAACTGTAGTGGTAGCTCTCTAAACAGAAATGCAGTGCCGCATCTGTTAATGCTATGCTGAACGGATCACTGTTATATCTTTGTGTGTTGTTTTTAAAATTGTCAAGTAAAATTGTACTTCCTTCATACTTTTGTCTAAAAGTTTCTGTAAGTTGATCTAGTATAGGATAGCCAGTTTTTTTGTACCAGTTAACATTGACTGGTTCAATCCAGTCACTTAGTTTTACTAAACTGTTGTCTTCAATGAGTTCCATTATAGCAGTAAAAATAATTAATTTGTTGTCTGTAATTCTATTATTAATTGCACTCACTTTATACTGCCGATGCTTCTCTGGAATCGTAGGGAAAAGTTCGTTTATTTGTTTTAGTTGAAAGTGCCAACTATGGAAGGTATAAAAGTCTACGTTTGGTAGTTGATCAAAGTTATCGTAAGGCAGACCGTCATTGATTATAATGATACGTCCGTCTATATTTTTTGCTTGTTCTCTAATCCACTCCCAATGGAATCGTTCCATATGGTAAGACAGTATATAATTATCATAACCTTTGGGTAGGTCAGGATCAAATCCACGCAACCATAAGCCAAAGAAGTTGTTACCTGGAAGATAATGCAACCAATCAAGTTCGTTCCACGCTAACTTGTCAGGAAGAGTGCCAAAAATTCGAGGTGGTGCAAGATCGTTGTTAATCATATGCATACTTATATAACGTAATTGTGGCACTTTAAAAACCAGGGTAGCGATAACTTGGTTTCCGGGCAGTTCCCGCCATAACCTAAGATTTGATTCTTAGGCTATTACTTTCTAGATTGCGTGTTAGTGACAGTGTTCGCATCGATTGTGCTTCTCGATATTCAGGATGTATGCGTACAACACTAGGTGCTATATGGTGTACATCAACATGCTTGCTAGTGTGTAGTGCATGATCAGCTGGACGATATCCGTATTTTTTAGTTTGATCAAGCAGGTGATATGCTGCCTGTGGTTTTAGTATGTAACCGTAACCTCCAATTGAATATAGTCCTCTATTGTGTACATGCTTTCCATGTTCTTGCCTGGTATGTAAACTCCATATGGTTTGGTTGGTTGACTGATTCCTAAGTTCTTCGTCGTATGTTCCTTTGTAAGGATCTAGACTATCAAGTTTTAATATACCTGTAAAATGATTTAAGATATTATCTGGCAATGGTCGTAGCATATACGCATCATGCTCAAATATCATGTAAGGTCTATTTGCCTTTACACATTCTTCCCACAAAAAGTAGTGACTGAGAAAGCATCCAAGCACGCCTAGCCTACCACCTTTCATTTTAGGTTTGTATTGCCGAAGTCCTAAACTTTTGAGGATCTCTGGAGCATCTGCTCCGTGTATGCCATCGCTAACTTCTGCATCAATGCCAAAGTCTTTTGCACGTGCTATACACTTGGCACCCATTGTGCGTGATATGTTACTACTTTGCAGTACTATTATTTTCGTTTTCAAGTGCGGTCTTCCAAATTTCAATCCATGAGTTTTTAAGTGCTTGATTCTCTTCTGTTTTATATGCACGTTTAGTAAACTTTTTTGTTTTACTAGTTTCTTGATACACTTCGTCATTGTTGTTGCCTGTTACTGCAAAATGATCATGGAAAATTTTACTTTTAATTCTTTTGTATGTGCCTACTTCATAGTTGATATCTTGTATCCATTGATCAACAGGGTTGATACCAATCTGACCAAAACTAAATTGCCACAAATTAGGCACACAAGGAAACAGTGTACTATCAGGCAACTTGCCATTTGATTCCATACTGATTAAGCCTTTATAATCTCTGTGTTCCCAAAGCTCATCGTCCCATCCTTGTGTTTGCATAAATGCATCATCGTTCCACACAAAGTACCAGTCACTACGTATGTAGGTTGCGAGATAGTTGTAATAAACGTGTAAGTCTTTCCAACCTTTGCGTTCTATTTCATGTACTTCTTGTGTTGCACCTGTGTTCTCAACCAGCAGTTTCCACTGGTTACTAGCAAAGTAGTTTTTACTTTCCTCGTCATC